GATTTTACTTCTAAAGGGGCGATTTTGCGCAATATGAGTTATCCAAAAGTCGTTTACACTCTCAGCGGCGGGCATCAAATGGCGCTTTTTAAACACGGAATAGAAAATCAATCAATAGTTTTAGACTAAAAACGATAAAATAATCATGAGCAAAGGAATCGCTTTAATCACTGGAGCTAACGGGATGGATGCCAGAACCCTTACCCACTTTCTCCTCAAGAAAAAGTATAAGGTTATCCTCACCTACCGCCGCAACACCTTCTTCGACGAGCAAAAAATCAAGGACATCTTCGCCGACGACCTGAAGGCGAATCCCGGAGCGGAGCTTTTCTGCGAGGTCTGTGATATCGCCTGTCAGAGCAGCGTGCGCGAGTGTATCAAGTCGGTCCTCAAGCAACACAGCCGCATCGACGAACTTTACCTTTTGGCGGCGAACTCCCACGTCGGGCAGTCATTCAAAAATAAAGATTCCTCCCTCATCGTCAACGGTCAGAGCGTCTACTACTTCCTCGAATGCCTAAAGGAATACAGCCCCAAGACGCGCACCTACTTTGCTGGCACCAGCGAGCTGGTAGGCGGCATCGACAGCGGAAAGTTTAATGAGGACTGCCTTTGGAATCCCCGCTCGCCCTACGCGATTGCCAAGGAGGTCGGGGCGCGATGGGTGAACTTTTACCGGGATTCTTTGGACTCTAGGATGTTTTGCTGTTTCGGGATTCTGTTTAACCACTCAAACACCTACCGCTCGAAGGATTTCGTCATTCGCACAATCACCAACGGCGCGGCGAAGATTGCCGCTGGCAAGGAAAAGACCCTTAAGATTGCTCACCTTGAGTGGGCGCGGGATGAACATTGGTCTGATTTTGGGTGTGAGATGATGTGGAAGATGCTCCAATTGGATACCCCGCAGAACTTCGTTATCGGTAACGGAGACTGTCATTGGGGTGAGGAGTATATGGACATCGCATTTAGCTATTTCAACCTAGACTGGCGTAATTATGTGAAGTTGGATCCCTCTTTAGCGCGTCCGAATGAGGTTGTTCGCCTGATTGCCGACTCCACGCGGGCGCAGAAGGTTTTGGGTTGGGTCCCTAATAGGCTGTCCTTTGAAGAGCATATCAAGCTCATGTGCGAATTCGATTATCAGTTAGAATCGGGTTTAAGCCCCGTCCGACCGGATGTTTTTAAGGTCGTGCCAACGCCCGCCAAAAAGCACGATTTCGGATTCTGCAAAATGCCCGGTTGACGCCGCCGCAAGTCCTTCATAGGATAGAGAGGTGCAATTAGAACTTGGCATCAAAATGCGTAAAAGTAAGTCTAAAGCCCCCAAGGTTAAACCTCCGGGGGTTAGTCACGTCAAAGACATTCTCCTGAAGCTCGTATCGGGGATGCGCGAATGCCGTAACCCCGCCGTTTGGGGGCGTGAGGGGCGGCTGGCGAACTCTTTAATCAAGACTTATGGCGCGGAGTTCCTCCTTTGGTTGACACCGCTGGAGGGTTTTAAGGTGAATTCCTTAATGTGGTTCTACTCCGACCTCGGCAAAAACTATCTTTCCGATCAATTAGTTGATTACAAACAACAGTCCGCCCCTATCATAAAGGAAGAGATTCAATTGGGGATAGAGAACATTGGAGAGGACATTAAGGTTAGTTTTAAACCTAAGACATTGAAGGATTTTTTGAACTATGGCAAAACAGAAGAAAAGTGAAATTGAAGCAGCGGTTGAGGCTGGAGCGGTTGAAGAGGGGAAAGAGAAAAAGGTTATCTCTCCAATGGAGCAGTTAAACTCCTATCTAGAGAATAATAAAAAGTTTTTTTATAACGACGCCCCGGAGCCGACGTATGTTGTTTCAAGTGGAAGTTTGAAGCTTGACATTGAAATGGGCGGCGGAATGCGACCGGGAATTCTCAGACTTTCTGGAATTTCCGAAGGCGGTAAGAGCTCGGTTGCGTTGTCGTTTGGATATAATTTTCTTAAAACCGTTGAGAACTCCTTTATCGTCTATTTTCGCGCTGAAGGGCGTCTTCCAGACACAACTTTGATTAGACATGGTCTTTTTAATAATCCTCGGATGATGATCGTCAAAGGAAATGTCTATGAAAAAGTAATTAGTTGCATGTCGGATTTGATTAAAAACAATCCTACAGAAGCACGTTACATGTTCATCTTCGATTCGATGGATGCAATGATTCCCATGGGTGACCTTGAAAAGAAACCCGAGGAAGCCATGAAGGTGGCGGGTGGGTGCGTCCTTTCGTCTGACATGCTTAAACGGATGGCGAATACATTTGTGGCTTATGGGCATATTTGCTTGATGATTAGCCAAGTGCGCTCGGCGGTCCAGATTGATAAATATGCCAAGACTGACCCCAAGATGACCAATGCTAGTGGCGGCAATGCTCTTTTGCACTACTCCGACTGGATCCTTGAGTTCCAACAACGGTATTTTGGGGATTTAATCACTTCGTTGCCAGACCAAAAGGGAGACATTATTGGTCACAACTGCAAGATCGTCTTTCGCAAATCTCCCAACGAGAAAAGCTTCTCCAAAATCGAGTATCCCATCTGCTACGGTCGCCAGAATAACCAGTCAGTCTGGGTTGAGAGGGAAATTTTTGACATTATGGTTTCGTTCGGAATGATAACCAAATCGGGGTCTTGGATGAAAGTTACTGAACCCATTCTCGATGAACTCAAGGAAGCCAAATTGGAATGTCCAGCGACGCTTCAAGGTGGCGAGGCGTTCATCAAGTATTTCGGTGAAAATCCCGCCTTGACTAAGTATTTATACGAGAAACTTTGCAAAACACTAAAGAAATAATCAAAAGTAACTATGAGCACAAACAGAGAAGCAGCCCTAGAAGAGGTAATTAAAACAGCATGGGATAACTTGCGTTCGGCTTATCAAATCGCGGAACGTAGTGGGAACGATACAAACTGGGTTGCATTTAGAAACGTCACTCGTAAGACAATTTGTGACATTGCTCTTTCCTTGGGGCTTGAGCCAGAAATGCCCAATATGGTGGTAACGCCAAAAACGTTCCGACTCCTTTACGGAGACGATGTTACTCAAAAATCTTAATTTTATGGAAACACAAAACACAAAAACGGCACCCGCACCCGTTAAAGCGGCGGAACCTACACCGAAAACACTGACTAACACATCCATCGCGGAGGTCAAACAAGCCGTCCCGGACGTGAAGGTTGTCGGCAATGGAGACCTTTTCAAGGTCCTCTGTAAAGCCAGCAGCAAGGCGGAGGGATGGATGAAGTCTACCAAAGGAATGTGGATTAAAGACGCAGGAGTTGTTCTCCAAATCACAACTCAACAAGGCGGGCAAATCGCCGAAGCCCTAACGTTCGTCCCCCACGTTAAAATGGAGGAGGATGTTAACGGCGGGTTTAAGTTGGTCAGTATGTAAGTTGTTGGTAACGAAACACATGCTCGTCGTCACTAACAAAGGCGGCGAGCTTTTTTGTCATAAATATGTAGCAGTTTTTATGACAACAGAAAGGCTTTAGATTTGAAATTCTTGGACGTTCGCGGGCGGCTGGTTAACAAAAACCTCAACAAATACCTCATCAAGTGGGACTCCCAATCGCGTTCCAAACTCCAATTTAAAGTCAAGCAATTCCTTAAACCTTACTGGCTCGGCTCCATCTGTTACGAGGAGTGCCCGGTTTTCGGCACCCTTTTGCGCGTGGATATCCTAAATGCGACCTACAAAATTGCCATCGAAGTTAATGGACAGCAACATAGCGAGTTCCATTATTTTCATAACGGCAATCCTTTCGAGTTCCTTCAAGGCATCAAGCGCGACGTCCAAAAGCGGGAGTGGCTTGAGCGTAATGAGTTTAAGGTTGTTGAGATAAATTATGATGAAGTGGACTCCATTAATAAAAAGTTTTTTAAAGAGAAGTTTGGCGTGATTCTCTGAGTAGCTTTTGGGTGTAAAGCATTGTATGGGCGAAGCTAAAAAACTCCTAAATAACGGCGATGTCCCCGAGGCGGTCCTCAATCAGCTCTCTGAACACACGGTAGGAGGCTTCGTTCTATTCTACTTCAATCAAGAGACCGGCAACCCCACCCACGTCCTCCAATTTGATGATTCCGTCCACGGACTTGCCATGCAAAAAAATATCGAAGATTGGGCGGAGGCACTTCACCAAGTGGGCATTGAGGCAATGTTGGACGGCTTTATCCCCGACGACGGGTCCGAAGGCGAAGAAGAGGAAGAATAGATTGACTCCCCGCTAAGTTATTTCTACCCTATTAGTGAATGGCTTTATTTTCATTGCAAGTCGAAAAGCACGCATTGGGCGGGCTGATACAGAATCCAGAAGTAATTTCGGAAGTTGATCGCTTTGTAAAGGACCGGGATTTTGTCTCGGAGCCTCATAACGTAATTTATTCGTGCATCCGCTCGTCGTATCTCAACAACGAGAAGATCGACAAAGTCCTCCTCGCGCAAAAGATTAAGAATCTCGGGATATCCTTCAAAGACGATATCAACATATTCGATTACATTGATTCGATATCCTTTACGCCCGTCACGCCCGAGGCTACCATCAAATCCTGTCAGGAAGTCGTCAAACTGCGCGCCCTGCGCGACATTGAGAAAACCGCTGAACGGATTAAACAAAAAGTTAACCAATCCGCAAATCAGGAGCTTGGTAAAACCATAGGCGAGGTCGATTCCCTTTACGCTGAACAGATTGGGTCCTTTGAGACTGAGGTGGAGCCGGACGACCTTTTCTCAGACATCTATGAGATGGTAGAGGATACGGGGAATCATCCAATGGAGGAGGTCGGAATGAAGACCCCGTTTCCTGAGTTTAATAGAATGTATGGTGGTTTGCGGGGAGGGAATTTTTATGCGTTTGCGTCGCGCGCGAAATCAGGCAAAGCGGTCCGCGTCGGAACTCCAATTTTAACCACCAATGGATTCGCTCCCATTGAAGAGATAAAGGTAGGAGATAAAATTTACACCCCAAGCGGAGAGACTACAAAGGTCCTTGCAACCAAACATTGGAAGAATCGCCGAACCTATAAAGTGACAATTAATGATGGTAATTTTGTCTATGCGGACGAAAACCACGATTGGACAGTTAGGTTGCCTTTTTCTAATGACTGGGTAATTTTAGACACCAAAAGTCTTTATGAATACGCGGTGGGCGTTGATGTAACCTTTGATTTGCCGATATGCTCTTATCCACGGTCGCAATCATCTAAAGGTTTGCATCCCAAAAGGTCCATTGTAAAAATCAGCAAAAGTAAATACTCTGATACCGTTTGTATTCAGGTTGACCATCCTTCGCATAACTTTTTGTGCGGCGAGGCATTAATCCCCACCCATAACAGCACCCTCCTTGGGCACCTCGCCATCGAGTCTGGCAAAATAAACACCTGCCCAGTCCTAATGTTAGATACCGAAATGACCAGCAAGGAAATCAAATTCCGTATGGCGGCTAATCGTTCGGGCGTTCCTCTCTGGTATCTTGAGTCCGGTCAGTGGCGCAAAAATAAGGACATGGTCGATAAGGTTCGCCAAAAACTTATTGCCCTTAAAGACGAGCAAAAGGTTTTCCATTATTACGTCGGAAACAAAGACGTTGACCAAGTTTGCTCCATTATCCGCCGCTGGATTCTTAAGGTGGTCGGGCGCGGAAAACCGTGCATCATTGTCTATGATTATCTGAAGCTCACTGGGGAGAAGCTGGGCGCGAATTGGGCGGAGCATCAGGCATTAGGCGATAAAGTAAACAAATTCAAAGCCCTGTCGGTGGAATTTAACTTTCCTTTCCTAACCGCTGTTCAAATGAATAGGAGCGGAGAGAGCACGGGCAAGACCTCCAATGAGATGAACGATGACAGCTCGTCCATTGCTCAGTCGGATCGTATTATGTGGTTTTGCACTTACCTTGGCATCTTTCGCCGGAAAACGGAGGATGAAATTGCCTTGGATACCCCGGAGAGTGGCACCCACAAGCTGATTGAAATTGCCGCCCGCTATCAAGGGCGAGATGCGGCTGGACACCAAGATTGGATGCGTCGACGGTTCCCGGATGGCAAAACCCGCAATGTCCATAATTACATTAACTTTAACATTGATAACTTCAACGTTGAAGAGCGTGGATCCCTCCGAGACTCTATTGCACGAGGTAACGCCATGTATTTGGTTAGCGACCGCGACATCCCTAATTCCGCCAACGAAACGATTTAATTATGGATTTGGTGGAGGTTTTGAATCGAATCGGCTATACCGAGCTGAGGGACGCGGGAACTCATTTTCGCGCGAGACCGTTATATCGGGACTCAAATAACAACACGTCCCTTTCTATTGACAAGCGGACGGGTCAATTTGTGGACTTCGGGGGTCGCATTAGTGGTGGTCTGGATAAGTTAGTCCAGATTACCCTAAGCTTGCCCACGATGGAAAAAGCCAAAGACTTTCTTGGCGGCGACCTTCCTGACTTGGTTGTCAAAGATAACGTCAGCCTCAGCCACATTAAAAAGTTCGACAAAGGAATGCTCGTCAAGTTGGTGCGCGACCATGAGTATTGGATGAATCGTGGAATTTCGCCGTCGGTAATTGAGTCTTTCAAGGGTGGGCTGGCGGTCAACGGGCGCATGAAGGGGAGATACGTTTTCCCCATATTCGACGAGCGCGAGGAGTTAATCGGCTTTAGCGGACGCATGACTCAGGACAACCCAAATTATCCCAAGTGGAAAATCCTTGGCGCGAAAAAGAACTTTCTCTATCCATCCTTCACAAAGGACATCATCCAGTCCCGTCAGGTTATCCTTACGGAATCCATTGGCGACGCCATCAGCCTCGTTGAAATTGGAATTAAAAACGTCCTCGTGATGTTTGGCGTTACAATAAGTTCAGGGATACTTTGTTTTTTACTGAAGAGTAGCGTGGAGAAGATATTTATCTTTTTAAATAATGACGCCGGAAATAATGACGTCGGCAACGAAGCGAGTATTGAATTGAAGAATACTCTCCACTCTCACTTTGATGAACAGCAGGTTAAAATTGTGACCCCGCCGCTCAAAGACATTAACATCATGCTCCTTGAAGATAAGCAAAATCTAATTGAATTTTGCAAAACTAATTTATGCTAGAATCTGTAACTCTTAACTTTCCTTTCGGCATCAAAAAGTGTTTCCGCGCCTCGATCCCTAAGCCGGATTACGTTGCGTCCCTGAAGTTTGCCCAAGACGCGGCTTGCACCAAAAAGGACGCGGGCACGTTCAATAGCGGCATCATCGGCAATCACCGCGCCCCATTCGTTGGAAAGCTGGGGGAGTTCGCGCTTTCGTATTTGATTAAACAGCATGTTGATTTGGTTATCCTTGATAAGGGCGGGCATGATACAGGTTGTGACTTTGAGACTAACGGCATTAAAATTGACGTCAAGACCAACAAAAAGCTCAACAATGCCGCCTTTGTCGTTAAAACCAATGAGCGCGGCGGCGAGGTCCCTCTTACGTCTGACGTTTTCGTGGTCGCCTATCTGGAGGAAGAAAATGAGGACGCCCAAACGGCGACGGTAATTCTCGTCGGCTGGTTCTTAAAGTCAGACCTAAACGAATCCCTCGTTAAACCCGGTCGTTTCGGCAATCAAATTAATTATGAGATTCCCTACTCGCTGACTAAGGACATGGACGGGCTTAAAGACCATCTCGCCGTTCCGCCAAAAAAGAGAGAGTTGATTCCCCTATCTGCCTCCAAGATAAAGACTTTTGAGAATTGCTCGTGGATGTATTGGGTGAATTACCATTTAAAGTTCCCCCAGACTAAGAATGATGGGTCCCGGAAGGGCGACGTCTGCCACCAGACCTTTGAGCTTTTGATTAACCGCGAGAAGCATGGTCACATCGTCGAGAAAGTCGTCAAGGCGGCTACTATCACCGCCCACAAGCCCCTCGAGCGTTTGGTTCGACGTTACGCCAAAGAGACTGGGCTGGAGGACAATTATGAGAACTTCCATCATTTGGACGAGATGATAATTTGCGGTTTAAACGCCGACTTCTATGTAAAGGGTGGGGTGCTCCTCGGCGCGGAGTTCAAGTTTGACTTTGTTGACTCCCAGAATAGGTTCCACCTTAAGGGGTTCATTGATAAGCCGTTCATTGTCGGCAAGCGAATGGTCATTGACGATTACAAGTCTTCCAAAAAAAAATTCGAGGGAGAAGAGGAAGAGTCTAATGTCCAAGCGTTAATTTACAGCTATTCCTGCGCAAAACTGTTCCCGCACCTTGAGCCAGAGGTCAGGTTTATCTTTTTGCAGTTCCCGGACGACCCGATTATGCGTCTCAAGTTCAGCCCTGAAGCCTTGACTGGCTTTGAAGGCTACCTTGAGATGATTCAAAAGAAAGTCGAAAACTTTGAACTGAAGAACGCCTATGACCATTTTGCGGCGGACCACAACCCGCCCAAGGGTGAGTTTAAGGGCAAATTGCTGTGTGGTTTCGCGTCGTTTCCGGGGGAACTCAAGAAGGACGGCAAAATTAAGTGGGTCTGTCCGTATAAGTTCCCGCGCGATTACTTTTCAGTGAAGAAAGAGGGTGAGATTCTTTATTCTTCGTTTGAGAAGGAGACGATTAAATTAAAACCCGGCGAGGTTATTGAAAAACTTCATTACGGCGGTTGCCCGCGCCACGCAAATAGATTAGGCGACATGCCAGCCGCTCCGGTTGTCGCCCAAAGGATCACGAGTCAGAGATTTGACCCGTTGGAGGATTTTTGAGATTATTTCTTAATCTCGGTAATTGCCGCCTCGACTACTCCAGAGACGGCTTTTCCTGCGTCAACGACCGAGTCAACGGTTGCTTTATTTTTACGCCCGACGAGGATTCCAACCGGGAACCAAATCACGCCGCCAACAATCGCGCCTGCCAATGCAATTAATAAATGTAAGATCATAACGTAGATAATTACACTCAAAACCCCTCTTGACTGAACTCCAAGTTTTCCGCAGACTTAATTTGTGAAATTTAATATCGTTCCTTTGATTAAAAGCCATTACTCCATGAACTCTATAATCACGCTAGATAAGCCGACTGGCAAACCGGACTCATATCCGGTATCCGTCTTTGACTTAGTCCTCCAGAACGGTCTCGATACCCTCATTTTAGTTGAGGACTCAATCAGCGGCTTCCTGCAAGCGGCAAAGCACGCTGGAGATAGCAAGGTTAAGCTCATCTTTGGACTGAGAATGGACGTGGTTGAAGATGCGTCAATTAAGGACGACGATTCCCTGAAAAAGCGCGCCAAGTATATCATTTTTGCCAACAACACCCAAGGCTACCAAAACCTCATTAAAATTTGG